TACTCAACAAATATCTGATACTGTTTCAGTGTATGGCGAAGTACAAGCAATTGACAAAGTTTCTAACATTACTGCTAATATTACTCTTTCTAATATTGGTGTTACTGGTTCTACCACATATCATGACTTTATTGTTTCAGATACTATTGGTTTAGTTGGCAGTGAGTCTGGTAATACGTGCTATATTAATACGTTATATACTGTAGCTGATGCAGATGATAACTTTATACCCAATGATGCAGCAGCACAAAATAGTGATTTTGAAATAGCTGCTGATGGTATCTTGGACTTTAGTGAAACCAATCCATTCGGCGATGCATCGGAGACTTATTAATTATGTTTGGATCACATTTTTACCATGCTACAATGCGAAAATCGGTGGCCGTTTTTGGTACTCTATTTAATAATATCTCAGTAATTCGACAAGATGGTTCAGGTAATGTATTAAACCAGATAAAGGTACCTTTGTCTTATGGGCCAAAACAGAAGTTTTTGGCACGGCTTGATCAGGTTAATAATGCTGCAATTGAGGCCAATAAGATTGCAATTAAGCTTCCTAGAATGGCATTTGAAATTACTGGTATTCAACTTGATTCTACTCAAAAATTAGCTAAAAGAACCGTTATATCAGAAGTAGGAACTGATCCTAATAAGAAAAATACTATTAAACAAATGGTTGCTTATGATATTAATATGCAATTAAATATTATGGCTAAGAATCAAGATGATGGTTTACAAATAGTAGAACAAATATTACCATACTTTCAGCCAGATTATACTGTTACTATTACACCAGTAAATGGGTTTGATTATAAACAAGATGTACCTATTATTCTTACTAGCGTTACCTTCGCTGATGATTATGAGGGTGATTTCCTTACTCGACGTGTATTAGTATATACTTTAGACTTTACTATGAAAATGAAGTTCTTTGGTCCAACCGGTTCTCAAAATGTTATTCGAGAAATTAATACTGATTTTGGTCATTTTAGTAATCATGCTCAGCTTTTTGAAGAGATGGATTTTACTATAACTCCATCTGATGCTGATGAAAATGATCCTTACACAGTGGTAACAACTATTGGATAATAATGAATATGGACACTAAAAAAGAATTATTGAGTTCTAAACTTGAAAAGAATATTCCTAAATCTATTGCACCATCTGCACCGGCAATAGTACCTGAAGTAAAAGATATACAGGATGATTATGAATTTTCTCGTGATACTTATAGGGATCTAATTCGAACAGGAGTACTTTCATTAGATATTTTAGCTGAACTTGCACGTGATTCGGAACATCCTAGAGCATTTGAAGTATTATCGCAGTCTATCAAAAACATAGGTGATACTACCGATAAGTTAATGAATCTCCAAAAAATGAAAAAAGAATTAAGTAAAACCGAGAAGCATGAAGATGCTCGTGGCGTGACTAATAATAATGTATTCGTAGGTAGTACTAGCGATCTACAAAGAATGCTAATGAATCAATATCATGAAGTAGATAAGAGTATAATTAATGCAGAGAATCAAGAATAATGATTTTGGTTATCTCGGCAATCCTTCTGTAAAAAGAGATGGTGTTGAGACCGAATTTTCTTTAGAAGAAGTTACTGAGTACGCAAAATGCATGAAGGATCCTTCATACTTTGCACGTACCTATTTAAAAGTAATCTCTCTTGATGATGGTCTAGTACCATTCAGTTTATATAACTATCAAGAAAAGATGTTCGAACACTTTCAAGAGAATAGGTTTTCTGTTGTACTCGCTTGCAGGCAATCTGGTAAGTCTATTTCTTCGGTGGGTTACCTCCTTTGGTTTGCTTGTTTTCATCCAGAAAAAACCATTGCAGTATTAGCAAACAAAGGTGCTACTGCAAGAGAAATGTTGGCTCGTATTACTCTTATGTTAGAGAATCTGCCATTCTTTCTTCAACCGGGTTGTAAGGCTTTAAACAAAGGCTCAATTGAATTTAGTAATAATTCACGAATTATAGCTGCAGCTACTTCAGGTTCCTCTATTCGTGGACTATCTGTCAACCTACTCTTTTTGGATGAATTTGCGTTCGTAGATAATGATGCTCAATTCTATACCTCCACATATCCTGTAGTTTCTTCTGGTAAAGATACTCAAATTATTATTACATCTACTGCAAATGGTATTGGTAACGTATTCCACAAAATATGGGAAGGTGCAACACAAAAAACTAATGAATTTAAACCATTTAGAGTAGACTGGTGGGATGTACCAGGACGAGATGATGAATGGAAGCGACAGACGATTGCTAATACTTCAGCTTTGCAATTTGATCAAGAGTTTGGTAATACATTTGTTGGTAGGGGTAATACATTAATATCTGCAGATCATTTATTGAAATTAATATCTAAAGATCCTATTTACTCTCAAGAAAATACATATATCTATTGTAGACCGATTGAAGGTCACAACTATATTATGGTGGTGGATGTTGCTAAAGGCCGAGGTCAAGATTATTCTACATTTAATATTATTGATGTATCAGTTCAACCCTTTGAGCAGGTAGCGGTCTTTAGAGATAATAATATATCACCGCTTTTGTTACCAGATATATGTTATAAATACGCTATGACATACAATGAAGCTTATATTATTGTGGAATCCAATGATCAAGGTGCTATTGTTTGTAATGGATTATATTATGATTTGGAATATGAACACCTTTATGTTGAATCCCAAATCAAAGCTAACTCAATTGGTGCTACAATGACTCGTCGAGTAAAGCGTATAGGTTGTTCAAATATTAAGGATATGATTGAACAAAACAAATTAATGATACATGATGCAAATACTATTATAGAGATGACCACATTTGCTTCTAGGGGTAATAGCTTCGAAGCTACTTCTGGTAATCATGATGATTTAATGATGAATCTGGTGTTATTTGCTTGGTTCACAAGTACGGATATCTTTAACGGTATTACCGATATCGATATGAAAAATATGCTCTATCGAGAGCAATTACAAGCAATTCAAGATGATATGTTACCATTTGGTTATATTAATAGTGGCAATGAAACAATCGATCCTTTACTAGAGGATCTGCCTAAGGGCTGGTTTCGACCTCTAGAATATTAGTTATTATAAATAAGTATATTGAAAATAACCGTATTATGTAAACATATTCATTAATCTCATTGAGAGGATAAAAGCGATGGCATTTCAAGTATCTCCAGGCGTTCAAGTTATCGAAATCGATGCAACGAGCGTTGTACCAGCCGTTTCTACCAGTATTGGTGGATTCGCAGGTGCATTCAATTGGGGTCCTGTAGAAGAAGTAATCACTGTTGGTTCTGAAAAAGATCTAGCAAATACCTTCGGTTCACCTGATTCTAATACTTTTAAATACTTCCTTACTGCAGCTGCTTTCCTGAAATACGGCAACGCACTTAAAGTTGTCCGTGTAGCATCGGGTCACGATAATGCAACCGCCGATGGCGCAGGTCAGCTAATTAAAAATAAGGAAGACTACGAAAATAATTATTCTACAGGTTCACTGGCAGTAGGCCGTTGGACTGCTAAGTATCCAGGTGTACTAGGAAACAGTATTAAAGTTTCTATGGTAACCGCTGGTATATCGAATTTCTCAGGTTGGGCATATTCTGCTAACTTTGATTCTGTACCAGGCACTTCAGACTATGCAGATTCTTTGGGTAAAACCACTGCTGCAGACGAGATGCACATTGCCGTTATTGACGAAGATGGTGCAATTACCGGTACTGCTGGTACTATTCTCGAAACGTTTGCCTATGTGTCACAAGCTTCAGATGGTAAGAAGACTGATGGTACTACTAACTATTATAAGGATGTTATCAATTCAAATTCATCATATATTTGGTGGACTGATCACGATACTACTCTTGCGGATGCGGGTTCTGCTTTATCTGCTGTTGCGGTATTTACTACTTCAACTACGGCAATTGAAGATTCTTTGTCTGGTGGTAGTGATGATAATGCTCCTTCTGTTGGTGAAATTCAAACTGGTTTTGACTTTTTCGCAGATGCTGAAACTCTCGATGTAAATCTTCTCTTTGCTGTACCTGATGTGAATGCAGATAATACTATTGCTAATCACATCCTAAGTATTGCTACTGCTCGTAAGGATTGTATGGCTTTCGTATCTCCACCTATCGAAGATACTGTTGGTACATCTACTCCTGCTACTGATGTAAAAGCTTGGGCAGATACCCTAAATTCTACTTCTTACGGTTCTACAGACTCTACTGCTCTGTATGTTTACGACAAGTATAACGATGCGTATCGTTGGATTGGTGCTGCTGGTCATATTGCAGGTCTATGCGCTAATGCTGATAATGTTGCTGATACTTGGTTCTCACCAGCTGGTGTAACACGTGGGCAACTGTTTGGAGTAACTAAACTTGCTCATAATCCTAAGAAAGCCGATCGTGACACTCTTTACAAAGCTCGTGTTAATCCGATTGTTGCATTTCCTGGACAAGGTACCATGCTATTCGGTGATAAA